TTATTCCTCCTCAAATTCTATTAAATTTTCTTTTACATCGGTAAGCTCCTTAACTATACCGCTATAGGTATTAAGGTTGTTAAGATATACCTTGCAGTTCTTTTCTAACAGCCTGATTATATCTACCAGTTCCTTCTTGGGTAGATTCATCAAGGTGCTGTCACTTAATGTACTTTGTCCATCGCCTATCATATATCCCTCCTGTATAGCTTTACTGTGAGGTTGTAAAGACCGTTAAGATATTCGTGCAAATCATCAAAATAGCTATGTTTTATAGATGTGCTTATATCATTTATGTAGTTCTCCATTTCAATAATAAAGTCAGTAAGGTTGTTTACATCTATCTTCCTTAGATTATAGCCCTTATTGAACCCCTCACTTCTAGCCTTTTCCACTCTGTTCTCAACATAGGCTACTAGCTCCTTGTCTGACATCGACCTCATTTTATTAGCTTTTTCTTTGATTTTATCCGCCATATTTCCTCCTCTGCAATCTTGTTTAGTTCTTTGAACCAGTGCTTCAAACTCCTCTTTGAATTTAGCTATTCGCTCCTTTGGGTCTGTAATTTCAAGGTGCCAACTATCTGCCCAAGCCTTAACGAATGCTTTTACATCAATGTGTTCTACGTTTTTAGATTGCATTGTGTGCCTCCCTTCATCAAGAAAATTCTATCGCCAAATACTTACCGTTTTCGATTGGAAAATAATGTGTTCCTACATAACAGCCCCAGCCTAAGCACTCTTTTTCGCAGTATTGCCCTTTTCCTTGAGGTTCTCCCACAGGTTCATCTACTATCCGCATAGTGCTAGCATGTATGTCTCTAAAGAATGCATGGTATGCTTTGTTAATCTGTTCTGTTAAATAATCCTTTTCTTTGTGTGGGAGGAGTTCATACCTCCTATACTTTTCAACAATATCAATTACATCGTTTGGTAATTTGTCCATTACAAGTCCTCCTCTTTTACGAATAACCCATTTACAAGTTCACCCCTCCTGTCTTTGATTTCCTCATAAGCTGCCTTGATACAATCGTTTATGTCTAGCCCTAACTGCATACAGAGGATTACAAGGACTACGTACACATCCCCTATGCTATCAACAATCAAATCCTTCTTATTCTTGTTGATTCCTTCCGCAAGCTCTCCAGCCTCCTCAAGTAGTTTTACCATCTGAGATTTAACGTCACCTGACACAACATTTCGGTCTACTGCCCACTTCTTTATAAGCTCCGTTATATCCTCTTTCTCTGCCTCGGTCTGCTCTATTGGCTTTTCATCAGGTACATCAACAGGTGTGTTCTCTGCCAATTTACAAATAGGACGGACACCATGCCCTTGAATCCATACGAATTCATCTTTTAAGACACCATCCTCGTCTACATAAATTACAGTATCAGTATTCTTTGGCGTATAAGACTTAGGAGTTGCCAACCACCAACTATCACTAATAGGCTCTAGCAAATGCCTGTTTTTGCGATATAGGTCGGCAGTTAGCAGTCCTATCATCACCTTGTAAGGCGCATATTCTTTCGTGCCGTCATCGGCGGTTAAATCTAGTTTGAAAAAGTCAAAACTCGAAATATCCGCCCCATCCTCGCAAAGGTAATCTGTGAAGACGTACGTTAAATAGCACTTAACCTTGCTTGTCGTATAACTGTTGTTACACTCTGAAGCAAATTCTTTTTCAGTAACGATATCTTTTGTTATAGATAACCCATCTTCTAGCTTTATCCACTCATAGCCACCAAATTTAAATACCTCGCCTGGCTTAATCTCTTTTAATTTCCGCATATTATTCTCCTTTCATTCTATCCCTGTTGGCTGACCTAAACATCATTAGCAGCATTTCAGTTACTGACCTTTTTCTATTCATTCTTCTAGCCTGTTTAACAGATTCAAGACTACCTCCTGTAGGGCAATACACTCCAACACCGAATGGTATTTCATCCGATACCCTCTGATAAACCTCACTAGGCATTACATAGTAGTTATAATCGCCTATGAAGTTATGACCGTTCTTTGAGTGGAAATCCTCAACAGATGACTTAATTTCGTAGCAATAAAAGTCGCCCTTTTCGATACCGCTTACAGTGGTATTTAGTGGCTCAAATTTCATATAATCAACTCTAACACGGTTAGATGTGGTATAGTCAAAAGTTACCTCTCTAGCCCAATACATACGTCTGTCATTGTTTTAATTGATTAACTTTTCTATAAGCCCAGACAGCCGTTTAGTTATACTAGGTCTATTCATTTTGCACTCCTTTAATAAAGCTCAATATATGCGCTATTACATCCACTGTCCAGCCATTGCCTAGCATTTTATAACGCTGATTATCACTTAGCAGTTTACCGTTCAGCTCTGCCAAGGTGTAGTTATCAGGTAATGTCTGCAATCTCTCACATTCAATAGGTGTCAATCTTCTGATGTATCCTTCTACTAATATCCCATGCTTATCCTGAGCAGTAAGGGTATAGAATTTATTGCCATCATTAAACCTTTGCCCATTCTGTCTTTTCTCAACCCTATCAGGGGTTATACAACCAAAAAGATATTGCCCCATTTTTGCAGCTCCGCCACCTGCCTCACCACAAAGAGTAGCTGCCTTATCGTGGATGTAATATATCCTATTGCCCTGGCTGTCTTTGTTGAAATAACCAATCTTACCTCTTTCAACTTCTTTATCTAGTATTTTCAATGTTTTATCAAATGGCACTATATATTTTTCAAGCCATTCAAACACAAAGTTCCCATTCCAGCTTTCAAATTGCCGTGCCGTCATTGTAGCCGCCTTTTTGGGGCTAATAGTTACATACGATTTTTGAATTAGAAACTCAGCCCTTTGAGTAAACCAATTGCACCAACCATCAGACACAGCCTTATCCATATCGGCGTATTCATGTACTATATCCTTAAGCATTATGCCTTTATCCTTTGGTTGACTAACCCCTTGAATGTTGGTCCAATAAATCCTTTTTCTTCTCTGTGCTGAAAGAAGAGCAGAATCTATAACTATTGGCTCTGCGCCTACGCAGTTTGATATGGCGTTTTTGTACTCATCTTTCATTGGAACATTTTCAAGCAAAAATAGTACATTGGGGTTCTTTGCCTTGATAGCATTTAGTATGCCAATATATTCAAATAAGAGCTTACTTCTTGGATCAGCAAAATTTAACTGTTTTCCGGCTATACTGAATCCTTGGCATGGACTACCGCCTATCAACAAGTCTATACTGCCTAAGTCTATATCCCAGCTCTGCCAGGTTGTAATGTCTCCAAGTTGAATAATGTCATCATGCCTTGCTTTACTAACCGCCAGTGCAAATTTATCAATTTCACTTGCATAATATTTATCAACGGATATGCCAGCCCTTTCAAGTGCAACCTTACCACAGCTAATACCATCGAATAGGCTTAATACATTTAATCCCATTATTCCTCCTAAACAGCCTTATCAGCTATTAAATCATCAATGCTCATCTGCTCGTCTTTCTTTTCGGGCTTAAGCATTTCATCTTTTGCCTTCCTGTAGAACTCTTTGCTAATCTCAAAGCCGTAAGAATTGCGGTTTAATTCCCTTGCAGCCCTTAAGGTTGAGCCACTGCCACAACAAGGGTCTATTACTATATCCCCTTCGTCCGTGAAGGTCTCTATTAGCTTTTTAAGAACCGCAACAGGCTTTTGAGCTGGGTGTATCTTTGGGATATCCTTACTGTCACGCTCCCAGTTGAACCAATTGAATACCATCCGCCCTGTTCCCTGAATGTTCTTCCCGTTCTCGTCAACCTGTAGCCCATTTCTGAACTTTGGGAGCTTATCCCTGTAGAGTACAAGCGCATACTCTGTAGCTCCTACCACTCGCATATTAGCCTTTAGCACCTGTGGGGAAAAGTTCTTGATGAATGTTAGCGGTATGTAATTCTTGAATCCGTGCTTTTTCGCGTATTGGATTACTAGCTGTAATTGTTCAAAGGCGCAGAATACGATCATGCACGGTGCATCCGAACTCCTGCCCCTTCCTCCTGCCTGTTTAGGCTCTTTCTTCAAAAGTCTGTTGCAGAAGTGGAAATATTCGGCGATGTTGAAGTTAAAATCTGTGTTAAATGCTGCCTTCCCTGCGAGCTTGCTCTCGCCGTTCTTATTGTCTCCTCCCTTGTACCACATTGGATTAGAGCCGTAGAAATTCGTACCCACATTGTATGGGATATCAGCTATAACAAGCTGGGCTTTCTGTATCCCATAGCGTTTGAAATTCTGAAAATTATCGTTGTAAATTTCAGTTTTTATCTGCTTCATCCTTCTTTATCCCTCGCAATCTATAATTTAATTCATTGCCCTTAAACTCTATAATCCTGCCTTCTGCCATTTCAATGAGTCTAGAGCCTATCGCACTATCAAAGTCCAGTAATTCGCCTGTAGTCTTTTCACTGGTTATAATCATTGGCAGATTGCACACATACCTGTAGTTGACTATCTCGAAGAGAATATTTATATCACTCTCTGTAGTCTTGCCTTTGAGCAGGTCATCAATAACCAACATTGGCGCGGTTTTTAGCTCGTCAATGGTCTTGTTGTAGGCATCTTCATCTGTGATATTCTGCTTAAGCCTTGTAGCAATCTCTCGGTATGGCATATATACCACTCTGACCTTTTGATAGTCTAACAACGCATTTGCAGAGGCAAGCGCAAGATGGGTTTTACCACTTCCGACCTGTCCTAAAAGCAGTATTGAGTTGTGCCTTAGTTTTTTGATATCAGGATAGTTCTTGCAGTAATCAACGCAGATTGTATATGCTTTTTTAAGCTGTGGATTTTCCCTTGTGTCAAAATTCTTAAAGCCTTTAGCCCTGAATGGCTCACTTATACCGCTTCGGGCAATCCTGCGTTTTGCCATTGTTGGCTCAAAACATTCACACCGCCTTGCCATGTCACATCCCTGCTCATCAACCCAAGTTATCCACATAGACCCGCCACATTTAGGGCATACCGTGGATTCACCATTTATTTGCTCCATTCATCCTCCTTCTGCCTAAAAGGGCTATTTAATGCCTAATTCGTCAAGCATTTCATCCGTGACAGGATTTTCCACTGGCTCCAGCATCTGCCTTTGTATAGCCTCAGATATTGACTTGTTAAAGGCTGCCTGCTCCGAAATGGGCGGACTATCTCCACGGATTGAGGGCTTGCCCCTGCATTCGTTCAAGTAGCCCTCAAACTTTGATGGGCTGAATAAGGTTGCAGGACGCAGATACTTAACCATATCGGGGTTATTCAGCCATTGCCCTGATTTAGTATCAATAACCTTCTTGCAGTCCTCTACAGTAAAGCCATCATTAAGCCTTGCCCTTATAGGCTTTATGTTAGCCTCTGTGGTTGCTCTGTAGCTTGAGCTTGTCTTCACGTTGAGGTAGTCAATAACCTCGGTTGCATCTGTATCGGCTTTGTTTTCCTTTGCCTTTTTAGGCTTTTTAGCCTGTTCAGTGCGTGGCTCTCCCTTGGTATCGTCTATGGTTTCGGGTTCGGATTCAACGCATGCGGTCGAGCCTGCTCGACTATATATGTCTTTTAAATCTCTATCTCTATTCTCTTTCTCTATATCTCTATTCTCTATGTGACATTGTGCAGAAATGTCACAAGATGTCACAGCCTTGTCACAACTTGTCACACTCATGTCACAAGATGTCACACCGCTGTCACGCTCCCCATTGTCACCTGTCACACTCTTGTCACGCTCCTGACGGCTTTTTCTCTGTCTTTCTGCGGATGTTGATTCACTTCCTATCATTTCAGGGAGCTCTACAAGGTAGTAACTTCCATCTTCTAACACCTCTAATAACTTAAACTGTATAAGGTTATCAATAATCTCCTGCATTGTATCTTTTTGATACCCTAACATCATTGACAGCATTTCAACTGTATAAGGGGTATCCTCTGTATACATAAGCCTGCAATCTGTATTTATTGCCATAGTTAAAAGGCGCATATATACACTTATATGGTCTGCCCCCTTGCTTGTTAAAAGCATTAGTGAAGGCTTTGAAAAAAAGTCGGCTGGTAATTTCAACCAGTAGTATTTTTTATCTGCCATATCTACTCCTTGTTATCATCATCTATTACGCTTTTAGCAAGGTTTAAAAACGCTTTTTCAAGTGGGGTATGTACTTCAACCTCTTTATTAAATCCGTAATTTAGAAATATCTGAATTGCTGGTTTGTACAGGTCGGGTGGAAGGTTATCAGTAAGCTCCATCAAAATCTTGTTGAACACAAATGAATCACGCTCCTTAATATCAATCATCTTTCTTTACCTCCTTTATTAGTACTTCTATCCTTGGATTCTTCTTGTCAATCTTAAAGTACTGGCTATAACCAGCTATATTATCCCAGCCGTCATTCTTTAGCACTCCGCAGTCTTGCAAGGCATCCTCTATAACCTTTACAGCAAATGCGTTGATATTTGACTTGTCGCGCCTTTTATCTGCCTCGTAGTAGGTGTATTCGATAAATACCTTTTTATCTATCTTGATACCTTTTAGCTGAGCTCTGATTGCCTCGTTGGCTATGCGTTCATACTTCTTCTTCATCTGAGCGCCTACAAAGCGGTTGCGGTTCATAGCTCCGATGAAGTCATTTAGCGCTGGGAATGTGCGGTTGCTCTTGTAATGCACCCCTTCAATTACAAAGCTGTATTCTTTCATCTATGCCCCCTTGTAGTCCTTTAGTAGAAGTCTCCTATAAGCTCGTCAACCGATATAACTCTTGACAGTGGAAGAGTATCCGCGCAGTAATCACAATGCCCACAGTGTATCGGCTCTGCTACTCCTGTCTTAATGTCCTGAATCCTTGTTATGTTACGCTTAAACTCTTCTAGCCTTTCATTCATCATTGATTCAGGTATCTCGATAACCGCTACCCTTGGATGTGCCACTGTATCGGTCTTGTCCTTGCTGATTGCGCATATATAGAACGGCAACAAGTCGCCTGTGTTCTGTCTGTATATTTCCCTATATACAGCAGCCTGAATGTCATATCCCCAGTTTTCTACAAATGAAACCCTATAGCCGTAGTCTTTGATGTAAAAGTTATCTCCAATGCTTTTAACAGTCTTAAGGTCGGTTATTCTGTGACCGTCTACGCTGTCATATTTGCACTTGATTGGCACTCCTTCGATTTCCCCTGTCATAATGAGCTGTTTATCGCCCTCCATATACTTCATAAAGAGTGGCTCTTTTTCGGCTCTGTCTATCATTACAGAGGCTTGTTTGAACTCTGATTTTAGCTCTCCTGCCGTCTTGCCCCTGCTTGAATAGATTTCAGGATGTGAAGCTGAGAACTGTGGAAGTGTGCCCTCAAAGTAGGCATCTACATAGCTCCCAACCAATAAAGGGGTGGTTATAGGATTCTCAAGCTCGCCTTTTACCTTGGCAAGGGCTGCATGTTCGCAACCCTGCCTCCCTATAGTTCCGCAGAAATCCTTGTACTGCGATACTGACACATAAGCCATATTAGCTTCTTTGCTGTAATAGTTATCACTGGTTAATTGTAATCTGTCCATCTTCTTCCACTCCTCCTATAGGCTGTTCCTGTTCTTCTGCAACCTCTTTATATTCTCCATCTGCAACTACATTGCCTTTTGCGTACACATCATGCGCCTCGGTCTTTTCTTTCTGTGCTGCATTCTTAACATCTGCATCTGAACCATCTTCATAGGCTTGATTGGCTTCTGCTGTGTCAAAATTAAGGTCTATCATCTTGCAAAGCCTTCTTAAGACCGTTTTCTTTGCCATCTCGCCGAAGCTGTCCTTCCACGCCTTAGAATTAGGTATTTTTGAGTACGTCTTTCTTGTGTTCTCAATCTCGCTAATGCTCATTGTGTCATATAGCATTGAGCCATCGGTGTAGTAGCATACCGCAAATGCTCCGATTATAGTGCCGTCATTAAAAGGTTTAGGGGTAAAGTTAATGCTCTGTGCACCGTTTACAATTCTTTCTTCAAATACATCTCCCTCACGCACAAGTTTTGCGTATATGTCTTTGATTGGGTTACTGGAGTATCTTTTGCAGACTTTAACCTCGCCTTTATAGTCGGTTTGGAATTGGCACTGCGTACCATAAGGAATGGCATAGCATTCGCCGTTAAAGAAGTCTAATCCTAAGAATGCCCCTTTTAAGAGCGTTCTAACTACTGTGCCCGATTCACATCTTGAAAAGTCCGTCTTGCCGTCCTGTAGCACTGTCATACAGTTTTGCAAAAATCTCTGCTTGTTGAACTTTTCAGGCAGAGCCGACACCTGTCTTTGCAACGCTGAATCAAGATTTGTATATATAACGCTTAATGCTTGTTTATCCATTGTTTTATCCTCTTTTCTTTATCTGTTAAACTTCAATTACTGTTAGCTCGTTATCGTCTGTTGTCCTAGTCGCTATAAATTGCAGCCCCTTTTCTTTGCACTTCTTATAAAGGTTTTCTCTCATTTCGGTTGCGAGCTTCTCAATTCCATCTATAAGAATTATTTGCAGTCCGTTAGGCTTGCTTATTGCTATATCTATGCAAAGGTCTAGTTTTTCGCCCTCTGACAGGTTGCTGATAGGTAGTCCATTTATAAGTGGTATGCCGTCTTTAACTGTTAGATTAGCTATTGGAAGTTCAGCCTTTTCAAGGATTACCGCTGGTAGGTTTCTTGCAAGCTCTATCTTCTCGGTTAGCTTCCTTGATTTCTCATTGAGGGCTTCAAGCTCTTCCTGTAGACCTATCATTCTTTCATACTCATTGATATATGACTTCATTCTTTCAGCCGTCTCAGCCTCTTCCGCAAGGCTGTCAATTGGCATTATCTCTTTATCCGCAAGCTCTGCATAAGTTGCTATATTGCTTAGATACTGCGCCTTTTCCTTTTCAAATTCGCTTTCTATAAGCCTTGCCCTATCTGCCTTCTTTGTGTTAAGGCTCTCTTTTTCCTTCTCAAGGGCGATAATTCTTTCTTTTAGCCTTGCAAGCTCTGAATCAATGTTGTTGCTCTCGGCTGCCATTTCCCTGTCAAGGCTTGCCAGCTTAATCTCGCGGTCAGCTTCAAAGCTCCTAAGTTTATTCGCCTGCCCTTCAACCATTATCTTTGCTTTTTCTATCTCACTGTTGGTCTTTCTTATCTTCTCAACCTTCGTGTATAGCTCCCCAAGGTTGATACTCTTCCAGTATTCCAGGTTATATTCAACAGGTATCTCGCCTGCTATCTCTTCAATTACCGACTTCTTAGCCCTTGCTTCTCTGTTGATATCCTGCCTTGTCATATAATATTCGCCATTTTCTGCCTGAATATCGTTAAGGACTGCAAGAATATTCTGTTCGTAGTTAATTCCTGCTGGAATCTCACCGAACCACTCACGGATTGTATTCATATCCCATTCATACTGGATAAGGTCAAGAAGCATTGAATTTTGCTTCTTAGTGTCAAGATTCATAAAATCTACAGGGGAAAGCTGCAAAGTGGTTACAATGTCCTTTAAGAAGCTTTCAGGACTGCCAACAGGTACGCCGTTTTGTTTGATTGACTTATAATCTGCCATTCCGATTCTTGCCTTCCTGTCAAGCAGAAGCCCTGTATCGGTTTCGATAATGATTTCGCCTTCTGATTCGCCGTTTCTGACTATGTACTGCCTATCGGATTTGTTAGTTAAAGCGTATCTGATAGCATCTATAACGGAAGTTTTGCCAGTTCCGTTCTTTCCGGATAACTCCTTATTGCTTCCGTCTGCCTCGTACTCTTTGATTCCGAAAAGGTTTTTAATCTTAATCTTTGTAATTTTCATTGTTTATCCCTCCAAAAGTTTTTTATATCTATCTAAGTCAAATATCTGCCTTGCATACTGTGCAATTAGCTTGATTGTGTAGTAAGGCTCAGTCACATAGTCATAGCCCATCGCCGTAAGTGCATCTTGCTTAAGATTTGCATACATTTTTGCTTCATCGTAGATAAACTTAGGAATTTCGTATCCTAATTCTTTATCTATACAGGCCTTATCCACTTTTAATTGCATTTCTCCCATATCTGTACCCCCATTATCCGCTCTTAGTCTTGTGTAACGGTTGGAATCCCTATCTTGCACGCGTAATTATATTCATCTCTTGAGCCGTCTGAATTCTCCCAACCGTCAAGGAAGTAAACACAATCCGTTAATTCAAGTAGTGCCACACAGATATTCATGTAGTCATAATGTGTAAAGTCACCGACCGTTACATTATCTTGTAGGCCTGCTGGATTGATTGCATTAAAACCTAGCTCCCTTAGATGTTTTTCTGCCACCTTAAACTTTTCTTTGAAGTCAGGCACATCCGTTATCCCTCCACTAATAAATACCGTCATCATTCAAGTTCCTCCTCATCTATAAGTATCCTTGAGATTCTGCCGTTATCTACCTCAAATGACATCCCCTTTAGTTCGTGTGCCTTTGTTAGGTCGTCTACTGTCACCATTTCCCAGTTGATATCTTGTAATTCGTTAATAGTCATTGTTTTATCCTCCCGAATGTGTTATTATGATTTTGTAATTTTTATTGTTTTTATCCTTTGCAGGTTGTTTTAGTCGACAGCCTGCTTTTTTTCGTCCTCAAGCCCAAGCCATTTGTTTAACTTACCTCTATACACTTGATATGACCGCTTTTTGTAGCCAGGCATCGGCTGAATTACTACGCCTATATCAATCAACTTTCTATCCATCAATGCCTGCATCCTTGCAACGCTCATACCTAAGAGCTTGGCAGCTTCTTTGTTATTCACTCTTTGGCACTCCATTCTTACCCCTCCTTCTTAATATCAATTTGTAGCGAATCCTCTTCCTTTTCGCTGGGATATACGCCCTTAAGAATTTAATAGCCTGTTGTATCTCGGATATGACCTCTTTCAGCATATCTACATCTTTCCAGCACTCAGCCTTTATGGACTTATCCTTTGATTCAAGCGCCTTATCAGCACTATCAATCAACCACTTCTTGGCAAACTTTTCATTCACCTTTAGTGACAATATCAAGGTTTCAAGGCATGCCTCTGTCATCTCTACGTTTATACGTTCCATTGTTAAATCTCCTCTAATTCTTCATTGAATACATCCAGCCATTCCCACATCGTGAAGGCCTCTAAGCAGTCTTCACATATGCAGCCTTTAGGGGCTGACAGATATCGGTCGCCTTTATACAGTATGGCTTTACAGAACCTGCATATAGTAACGGCTTCGCGTTTATCCGTACTGTTAGGGCATCTTGAATCACAAGGTATATGTCTACATATCATACACATCGCTTTGTCCTCCTATTCTTTAATATTTAGGGTACATTCAACCCTATACTTTTTGCTAAGTTCATTGATTTTTGCTATCTTTTTCTCCATCATTGCCGTATTACAGTTGAGGCCAGTAACCTCTATATTTACTTTGGTCTTATGCTTCGCCTCTCTGCCAATCTTGATGTATGCCCATATAAGAAAAGCGATAGAAGCGATATATGGTATAATCTTTATAATTTCCATTAGCTGGTTCAATTGAATCACCTCCTTTTTGTATATCCTTAAGAGGCTAAGCTCTTAAGAAAATAGTTGATAAAGTATTTCTGCCCTATGCCAGTAACCTTTGTAGTTTTGGTTATACGTATTGAGCCATCGGGATTATTGATAGTGGTTTCTTTTACCTCAAAAAGCTTCATCTCCATCGCCCTCTGTGTTGGCATGTTCCTGCTTGCACCTGACTTCATTAAAAAGCCTTTGCTTCTTAAAATTTCAAAAAGCCTTTGCTGTCCTGTGTTGTAGCCATTCTGCTTCAGTATCTTAGCAAGGTCGCCTATAAGTATGGAGGTGTTGCTTGAACTTACTGCATCGGCAAATATTACCTTTGGTCTATCCTCTTCAACCTTTGCTTCAAGCTTCTTTCTTGCTTCCTTTTCCTCTTTCAGCTTTGTGAGGAGTTTTATGCCAAAGTCAGGATTTTCAAGGGCTTCTTCAAGCGTTCTATCAGTCATATATGCCCCATGCTTTCTCACGCTCTTTAGAATCTCTTTAACTTCCTTTTTGAACGCCTTAGCTATAGGCTTACGGCTCTGCATCAGGACTTCATACAAGCCATCCTCTGTCAAGAACCAAACCTCTATATTTTCTCTTATGCCACCATGGGAATAATCTTCCCCACCAAGATTTAAGGTTGATTTTGACCCTCTGCCGCGATACGACTTCGACAGCATTTGCACGCTTAACGACAATAACACCTTCAACTACAACGACACGCTACTCGCCTCGAGAAGCCTTGCCATCTTCCCCAAATGCCATCTCGTGAAGTATCCTGTCCGCTTCTCTCCATTCGCCGATGGGAGCATCAGCATCGAAACCGCTGACACCAAAAAGCTTTTAGACTCAGGGGCATACGTAGAACGCCATACCGATGTTGTTTTCCGCGCGTTTCCAAACGCCCATTTCCGCTTCGCAAGATTTTTGGTGAATGGCCAAAGCGTAACGCAGAATCCCTACACGAAAACCGTACGCTCTCCCCTAGATGTCATTGCCTTCTTTAGGCCCATACTCCACGCAGCCACCTTCGACGCCAAGAACGAATGCGCGTGGGAGGTGCTAAACGCGGATTCTATCCCCGTTCCGTACCACGTGGGGCGAAAAGGCATCAAGACTTTAGATTCATTGGCAGAAAACGCAATCTACACTTTCCGCCCAACCCCTCCCCCGGGACGAATGGTTGAGCAAGCCTTTATTAATGGGCACAAGCTGCACGGGCAGGATACCACCCTCACGGTCCAAGGCCCTGTAGCGCTTTACGCCACAACCAAAGCAAAAACGTGTTTCATTCGCGTGCCCGACCCCGAGCTATACGAGCACCTTCAGCTCTCACTCGCGGCTAACACCCCGGTTCGCCCAAACTCCCCCATCCCTTGGGGCGAAACGCTCACGATCCACGCAGTGATTGCGAAACGATTCTTTACATTTAACGCTATCATTGTGAATGGCGTCGCTTACCAAAAAGAACGCATTTCAATAGCCGCCCAGGCCGATACGCTCACGCTCGATCTAGAGGCAGATCCCATTAATTTCGTTGTTTATATAGCACCCGACTACCGTTTCGACGCGGAGGTATCTTCTCCCATGCCCATTAGTAGCGATCCCGCCTACCCGGGCCTGTGGGGAGTCATTCCAGATCAGCCGATTACGATTAGCCTTAAGGCCAAACCGGGGTGGATGGTGAAAACTATGAATCTCATCTGGCAGGAGGGCAACGAGGAATCTCTGCCCGGTGCCTATAAACAGTGCGATGTACGCTCGGACCTCTCGGTTGAACCGATACTCGAACGAATCTTTTACCATATCGACCTACCCGCAAAGAAAAAAGCAGGGAGCATACTGGCCTATGGGAAGCAGCAGCAACCCATCAAAGCAACCACAAAACTCGCTTACGGCGACTCCATCACCATACTCCCCCAATCGAACAACGGCTACGAACTGAAGAGCTTAGCCCTTAATGGGGAGCTTATACCGCCGCGCCAAACGCAAATTGAGGTCACCGGAGACATCACGGTATCAGCCATTTTTGACAAAATATCCTACAAAAAATCAGATTCACTCGTATTAGATCACCACGATTCAACCTTACGGTTTGCAGGATACTACAAGCGCCACACGCTCGACTTCCACTCCCCAACGCTTAAAAGCGTATCACTAGTGGCTTCCGAGGCGTGCGCTTTCAACCCCCACATAGAAACCGCAATAATTTTAGGTAACGTATCCACCATCGAAAGTCGTGCGTTTTTTGGGTGCTCACGCCTACGCAACGTTACGATTGGGCCCAGCGTGCGCTACATTGGCGCGCAGGCCTTTGCAGAGACAGATAGGCTTGAAGTGATTGAGATTCAACAGACAAACCCTGATTCACTCACCCTCGACCCGGCTATCTTCCAAACGACACGAGGCGCAAGTGCCCACTACGTTTTCAGAGTACCCAATGAAGCCTACGATGCATTCCAAAAGCATCCCAAATGGCAACATGTCACCGTTGTTCCGCGAACCGTTGAATGGACGTTCGAATTAGAGGCTTCGGACTTCCAACTCAATGCTACCATTTTCGGTTTCAACGGCGAGCAGCAACACCTCGCCATCACGCAGGGGCGAACCGTCCTACCCATACCGGGCGGAAGCCAGGTCGCGATCTCCAGTAGCTCAGCTGCAGCGCAAACCATCACGCATATTGCTTTTGGAGAGGCCATTGCAGCTCTTCCCTGCACGAACAAAGCCCTTAACAGCCTCACCGTTACGGTTTCTCAACACCAGAAGAACCTGCAACGAAAAACGGATGCGACAAGCAGTAAAAGGGCGACTACCCTCGCTGCCATTGCGCCAAATCCGAGCAGTCGGAATCTATACATTACACCCACTTCCCCAAGAAATATGGGCTACGCGCTATTTAATGCAAAGGGAAACTGCGTCATGCAGGGAGATATTGCCAACGGTTCACCAACGAGAATAGACATACGAACCCTAGTGCCTGGAATCTACATACTGCACATTATATGCGGAACGGAACGGCAGGTTCAGACCATCGTTAAGCCGTGATTTCACGGTTGTGGGCCTGGTCGCTCCGCGGTCCAACCATGCAGAAACGTTTCGTTCCACGGTTCCGAATCTGATGCGCGGGCGGAACTGCACGCTGCACTTACCCGCTGCCCCAACGTAAGAAAATGGCTGAACGGTACGAACCAACGTTAAGTGATTGGCGAGTCACTAAGTACACAGATTGTTAGCGTAAACCGCCTAACATGCAGAGAAGGAGCTGAGAAACATGGGAGGTACATGGTTGTAGGAGCAGAAAAATACCATCTGCTCCTGCAATCAATACCGCACCCTCAGGGTACCTATCGAAGAGCAGGAGAACCCCAAAAGATTTGGAGCGGAAGGATGGCCCCGCCCTATGTCTGCCTCCCCCTCGCTAGGCGTGAAATAAAACAGTACCTTAGTTGGCCTAAACAAAACCGCGATTACAGCAATGAACGATGTAAGACAAAGGGAACTACTACAGGCTACCATTTGGAAAATAGCCAACGAGGTACGCGGCACCGTCGACGGCTGGGATTTTAAACAGTTCGTCCTGGGAACGCTTTTCTACCGTTTTATCAATGAAAATTTCACCGACTTCATAGAGAATGGAGATCAGAGCGTTCATTACGCTGCTCGCCCCGATAACTACATTCTCATCGAACAAAAGGAAGATATAACTAGAAATCATTCGTTTTCCCGGAGCCGGAGTTTGCAAAAAACGCTCGAAAAGCTCAATATGGCGATTTGATAATTGCGACAACCAGTGAAAATGATGAAGACTTGTGTATGGTCGTCGCGTGGTTGGGGAAAGAGGAGATCGCGGTGAGCAGCGATGCGTGCTTTTACAGCCACAACATGAAGCCTAAATACGTTGTGCGTACTATTTCCAGTCAGAATCCTTCCAAACATAAAAAAGAAGCTACATCACAGGCACTAAAGTAAAGAGGGTGAGCGCAAAAGATTTAGCTTTACCTCAAGAGCAAAAAGAGATTTTCACAGACCTCCTTTTGATGGAAGAAGCGAAAGTAATGACAGAGAAGATTGAAGCAGCTCCTACTCTGAAAGAGTTTTTACTCAAAGAGAATCTTGCGACTTCAAGAGTGATCGAACGGGAAGGTTTATCTAAACTCCAAGTTGGTACAATCACTTCTGGACTTAGAAATGCCGAGGAAATTATTCCCGTCAGTGAAAAGGAAAAGTTCTTTAATATGCTATCCAAAGAAATCAAAAAAGAATTATCCGGCGATGTTCCTCAAACAAGATCATTTAGTAAAGTGGGAATTTCATTCAACTATCTCAAAATCCCTGTAGATAGAGTTAAAAAAGCTTGGTGTCGTTCTTAAGAGGTGATTTTGTTGTAGCAATTCCTAATCATTTTGTACCAAGGGATTTATCTAAACGTAGGCAAAAACGTTAAGTTTAAAGTTTATGTCAGACACAATGTTCTTTAATTTAATCCCACTATGAAAACACTTAGAGTTTTGGGCTATTTAATCGCTATTTATTCTCTATTATTTTCTTGCGCTCCACAAATGCCAAAAAAAGAATATTTTCTATCTCAACAACGAGACAAAAGATTGACTGGGGTTTGGGTTGATTTGGATCCTGTTTCGAAACAAGAAACTGATTTTGAAAGAGAATATACCCCTAAAGGAGAATTCACTGATATATACAGAGGAAAGAGAGGTAAGACATATTATTATTACACGGAAGGGAATACCCTTTATATGCTCACCCTCGGAAGTGGTTTGAAAGTGTCAGATAGAATCCATAGGTTAGAGTATCAGTTTTCAGAGGACAATGATTTGTTAATTTTGAAAGAACTCAATGCTCCTGATAATGAAGCAATGATATGGAAGCGTAGAAGATGATTGTATTAAGAAAGTTTACTCTCTTATTTTTTTCTGGTGTTTATGTCGTACCTTTTCTTTAAGGGATTTGCACAAGACAACAAAAAAACGCAGACTAAGGTTTCTTCTTGACAACTAAACCCCAATCCTTTTTTTTTGGAGCAAATATAGGTGCAGAAATTCCCCTGTCGTCTAAAATTTCTAAAGGGGGAGATGTAACAGATCATTGTTGGCTTGTTCCAGCAAATATATCCATAATTCCATTTATGAAGTACTATCTGAAGGGCACGGTTGATAAAGGATTTTATACCAAATTCAAGGTGCTAGGCGGGGCGTTCTTTTCCGAGACACCAATAGAAAATAAACCTTATTATGCAGGTGCTGGTATTGGAATAGGAGGGATACTTCCTTTGTTTAACTCCAACAAATTATCTTCGCAGATGCAGGACTTCAGTTTGCCGTTCCCTTTGGGTATAGACCTCAAAGTTGCGTCAAAGATAGAAGTTGGGGAACGGCTTACTATACACTACTAA